GGTAAACGGTTACTGATAACCGAGGGTCAGGATGATGCACTTGCAGCATATCAGATGCTGTCTAAGTACAAGCAAGCGGTGGTGTCAGTACCCCACGGTGCTAATATTAATTGCTTTACAGATAATAAGACGTTCCTTAGTAAGTATGAAGAAATAATATTATGTCCAGATCAGGATGAACAAGGTCAAAAGCTAGTAAATGACATAGTAAAATTGTTCCCTGATATTAAGATCATGGATATAACAGAGAAAGATCCCAATGCTATGTTGTTGAATGGCAAGGAGAAGTCATTTGTTAATAGCTATTTTAAAGCCAAGTCATTCAAGCCTGATGGGTTCGTAACTGTTGATGATGTCTTTGATGAAGCCACAAGGATGCCTGAATGGGGTAGAGCGTGGTGTTGGGATAGTCTTACTAAGCTGACGTATGGTAGGCGTGATGGTGAAGGTGCGTACTTTGGTTCAGGTGTTAAGATGGGTAAGAGTGAAGCGGTCAATCAGATCGTACACTACGATACACAGGTACTAGGTGATAAGGTGGCGGTCTTTAAGCTAGAAGAAAAGCCTAGCATGACAGTCAGAAAGATAGCGGGAAAGATAGCGCACAAGCAATTCCATAAGCCTGACGCTGACTTCACTCAACAGGAATTGATAGATGGTGTAGAGGCTATTGGTGATAGTGTCATCCTTTATGACAGCTATGGTTCTACTAAGTGGGATGATTTAAAGTTAGCGATACGTCATGCTGTAGTAGTGGAAGGTGCAAAGACTGTTATCATTGACCCACTAACTCGATTGACCACTGGAATGGTGGCTTCAGATGCTAATACTGAACTGGAGCGTATAGCCGATGAAATCAGTAAGTTAGCAAAGGATATTGGATTCTTTTATATCTTCTTCTGTCACCTGAAATCACCGCAGACAGGCAAGGCACATGAGGAAGGTGGCAAGGTACGGTCAAATCAATTTACAGGTAGTAGGGCTATGATGAGGGCGTGTTACTATATGATCGGGATCGAGAGAGACAAGACAGTAGACGATCCAATAGAAAGAAATACTTCTAGCTTTGTTTTATTAGAGGATCGAGCTTTTGGTAATGTTGGAAGTTTTGATGTATATTATAACCGTGATACAGGTGACTACTTAGAACCCGTTCAGGAGTTTAAATGATGAATAACGATCTAATGTTTAGCAGTAAGAAGGATGATTGGGAGACTCCTCAATGGTTGTTTGATGAGTTAGATGCAGAGTTTGGTTTTGACTTAGATGCTGCTGCTACTGAGGTGAACAGTAAAGCAGCAAGTTTTTATGGTATTGATGGAAAAGAACCAGAACTAACAACCGCTTTACATCCTGATCAAAAATGGTACGGCAACGTATTTTGTAACCCTCCTTATTCAAGAGGACTACAAAAGAAGTTCATTAAGAAGGCTTACGAGGAATCAACTAAAGGCAATACAGAAGTTATTGTCATGTTATTACCATCAAGAACAGACACGCTAGCCTTTCACGAATATATTTATCACAAAGCAGAGATTAGATTCATTAAAGGTAGACTAAAGTTTGAGGTAAATGGTGTACCTGCTAAAGATGCTGCACCTTTTCCATCTATGTTGGTGATATACCGATGAGCGTATTCTGTTGGGATACTGAGGCTAATGGGTTACTAGACACAGTAACAAAGATACATTGTCTATCCTATAAGGCTTTAGATNAAGATGTTCAGACAGTTACCGATAATTATGGTGACGTTTTCAAAGAAGGTGATACATGGGTGGCTCATAATCAATACGGTTATGACCTCCCTTTACTTATAAAGTTGGGCATCATTAAAGACTTTACAGTCAATAGTGTTACAAACAATGATGGTACAGTTATAAATGTACAGTTTATAGATAGCCTTGCACTATCGAGGGAATGGTATCCAGACCTACCAAGAAAGCATGGATTACTTGCTTGGTCTAAAGAGCTAGGTACTTATAAGCCTACTATTGATGATTGGGATAACTTAGAATTGAAGGAATATATTGAGAGATGTGAGGAGGATGTACTGACCACAGAAAAGGTGTTCTTATTTTTAACTGATAAACTAGGGATTAAATTATGATTAACTTACCACAAAATGTAGACCTAGCAAACAAGACATACGAGGGTATGTGTAGACAGGAAAGGTATGGTGTAGCTTTTAACTCTATAGCTGCTACTGAACTAACTCTTTGGATTGACAAGCGTATGGAAGAGATACGACTAGAGGTAGAGCCTAATCTACCCGCTCGCCCACTCAATACAGCAGAGATTAGGGCATGGACACCACCTAAGATACAGTTTAGAAAAGATGGAAGTGTCAGTGCTATATGTGAGAAATGGTTTGATGAGATAACATTAGCAGGAGCACATGCGGGTTACTGGGGCTTTAAAGATGGGGTTGGATTCTTATTACCGCATAATGAACCTGTAAAAGATAACCTTCCTAGTGAATTAAAGCACCAACATCACATTAAGAATTGGTTATTGACTAAAGGTTGGAAACCTACCCTCTGGAATCTCAAGAAGGATAAACACAACAAACCTATGAGAGACACTAGTGGGAAAGTGATAACTACATCCCCTAAGTTCCATGAAAACGGACGTATATGTCCTAACTTAAAGAGGTTAGGTAATAATGATAACATAATAAAACCTATTATCGAATGGCTGTCACTACGCAATAGACGCTCTGTACTGTTGAACGAGGGACGTAACACTGGATGGTTAGCAAACCCTAGATTAGCTACAGATGGACGATTAAGTGCAGCCTCTAGTGGTCTAACCAATACTAAGAGACAAAAGCATACGGTAGTTGCTAATGTTCCTAGAGTAAGTTCACTGTTAGGTAAGGAGATGAGAAGTCTGTTTATTTCTAGTGAAGGTAGAGTGATGGTAGGGGCTGATGCTAGTGGGTTAGAGGCTAGGGTGAAGGGACATTATACATTTAAGTTTGATGGTGGTGAGTACGCTAATAAACTGCTAGATGATAACTATGACGAACACGCTGAAAATGCTGAACTGTGGGGATGCTCCAGACAGGATGCTAAGTCCCCTGCTTATGCCTTGCAATACAACTGTCAACCTCCTAAATTCAGTGAGACATTAGGAGTACCTCTAAAAGTAGGTAAGAGGCACTATGAAGCATACTGGAATAAGAACTGGGCTTTAGCTAAAGCTATTGTAGAGGTTGAAAAGGAGTACGATAACAACCATCAGAAGTTTATCACCACTATTGATGGTGGAAAGATTGTGACTAGAGCAAAGCATAGTGTATTCAATGCTAAATGTCAGAGTACAGGAGCTAAGATCATGGATATGGCGGGAGTTATAGCTGATGACTTTATAATAGAACGAGGACTTGACGCTCACAGGGTAATTTATTATCATGATGAACTACAGTACGAGACAACACCTGAACTTGGTGATGAGGTTGGACGTATCTTAGTTAAGGCTATGAACCTTGCAGGAAAAGTCTTTAAACTGAACGTACCTATTACAGGTGATTACTCAATAGGTAAATCGTGGGCAGATACACATTAGATTAAATAAAAATAGACAGCACCAAAGATACGTGGTATAATATACTATAGTTACTAATTTAGTATCATGATACTAAAAATATGAGGTTATAATATGAATGATTTAGATAATGAAGAATGGTATCAAACATATCAGGATGAAATAGACGATACTTGGTGGCAGTATTTAGATGAAGAATCACAATTTAATCAACAACAAGGAGCATAAAGCATGAGTTTAGATAGAAAGATAACGACTAAAACTAGTAGCGATTCAGATTATCAAAGCCTAGAGGCGGGTGAGTATGATGCTCGATTGGTGTATGTGGCTGATTTAGGTGTACATCAAGATGAGTATAAAGGTGAGGTTAAGAATCCTGCTCAGAAGATAGCGTTAGGTCTGGAAATTGTAGGTAAGACTATTACTATTGATGGCGAAGAAAAGCCTCGATACTTATGGACTAGACCTTTTAACATCTTTAGTACACTAACACCTAAAGGTAATGAGCTAAAGTTCTACTCTGTATTTGATTCATCAGCTACAGAAGGTGATGTACCTGATTGGGATGCACAGATAGGTAAGGCTTGTTCATTAATAATGAACCAGAATGATAAAGGTTATGATAATATAACCACTATCGTTGCTATCCCTTCTAAATATCAGGACGATATAAAACCTGCTACCTTAGAAGGTGGTGTAGGTACTAGTGATAGTGTCATTAATGCTTTATTTGGTCTAACCAGATGGGCTTATGATAACCGTCTACAAGACTAGGAGATATAACCATGCCATTGATCAGAGCTAAGATTAAGACTAAAGGAGAGAACGGACGTACAGCCCTGATCGATGGCGATGTACTGGTATATTCTTGTGGATTTGCAAGTGATATAAGGACATACACTTGCTCCGATGGCTCTTCTTTTCAGTATAAGAAAGAAGCTAAAGAACATTGCTCAGAGTTTCACCTAGATGTAGAAGCTATTAAAAAGAGGGTAAAAGCTGAACCTGTAGAGAACTGTTTACACTCTGTAAAGCTAATGATAAAAGACATTAAAGAAAAGAGTGAAGCATCTAATCATAAAATTTACTTAACAGGTAAGGGGAACTTCAGGCACGATCTCCCCTCCCCATATACATATAAGGGTAACCGTAAGGACACACCTAAACCTTTACACTATCAAGCTATCAGAGTCTATATGGTATCTACTTGGGACGCTATAATAACTGATGGACAAGAAGCTGATGACGCTATGGGAATAGCTCAAGTCAACAGTCCAGAGGGTACGACTACTATCTGCACAACTGATAAAGATTTAGATATGATTGCGGGACATCACTACAACTGGAATAAAAAAGAAAACTATACTATTGGAGAGTTTGAGGGCATCCTTAACTTCTATCAACAGATACTCAAGGGTGATAGAACAGATAACATCTTTGGTATCAAAGGTATTGGAGATGTAAAGGCTAGACAAATCTTATGGAAGATGGATAATGAAAAAGAATTAAGTATAGAAACTCAACTAGCATATGCTGAGAACGGTAAGACACCTGAAGAGTGGCTAACCAATGCTCGATTGTTATGGATTAGACGAGAGGAGGGTCAAATGTGGACTCCTGAACCTGAACATAGAACATCTTGGCTACAGGCGTATATGGAAACATTAGATAATGAAGTTTAGAGGACGTAGTAAGTTTGAAACACGTATAGCTAAAGACTTAGAAGAACGTGGCGTTAACTTTACCTACGAAACAACATCATACAATTATCAAATTAGACCATACAACGCTAAGTGTCAGGAGTGTGGTAGTAGTAATATATATGAAACTAGGAAGTACACACCAGACTTCTTCTTGCCTAACGGTATAATAGTAGAAGCAAAAGGTAGGTTTAAACCTAGCGATAGGAAGTTAATGAAGGCTGTTATGAGTAGTAATCCAGAGCTAGACATACGTATGTTGTTTCAGAACCCTAACGTGTGGCTAACTAAATCAAAAAAGAAGAACTATGGTACTTGGTGTGATTATGAAAACATCAAGTGGGATAAGAAACTAATACCACAAAAGTGGTTGGAGGAAGTATGAGTGAACTATTCGCATTACTTGTAGGAATATGTAGTATAAACTATTGCTCATTTTCAGTAGAGCATAGAGAAGATGGAGACTGGTTAGCTGTTAGTGTGTATGACAAGAGGTCAGAGATACTAGACAGAGTTTACTTTGATGTATCAGCGTTAGAATTTGATATTATTATTCGTGAACAATTAAAGTTAAAACCTAA